ATTTTCAAGACATGGGATGATATAAATGAGGGAAGAACAAAAACACAGAGAAGCATTCGAACACTACTTCACACTACGACAAACAGGACACAACATAACCGAAGCAGTACAACAAGTAGCAAACAAGTTTGGCTATAATGAAACTACAATTTGGAAGTGGAAAAAAAGGTTTCGGTGGGATGAAAAGGAGAGTATCAGAGCCGCTGAAGTGGACAGGAAAGTTTCAGAGCGTATGAATGAAAAACTTGTTGATTTCAAGGTTAATTATCTTGTTTTATTAAATGATCTTGTCAGTGATGTTATCCAGCGTCGACAAGAAAAAGGGAAGTATTCCTTCACTATACGGACAATATCAGATCTTGAACGTGTCATAAAATTATCACTGCTTCTCCATGGAGAGGCCACGGATAAGGTTGAAGAGGACGTCCGACATGAATATGATCCAGAGCTCATCCGAAAAATTGGTAGAAAACTTATACAGGAACGAAAAAAGAGACAAAATCTTCGCAAGTGAACTACTCGAATACTACATCTTCCACTACCTCAACCTTGACGTCCCAAAACATCAAATGTCCTGGATACGCCACCTGGAGGGGGAGGATGATCTACTCGTCCTCGCACCCCGCGATCATGGGAAGACCACAGTATTCTGCCGAGCCTACCCAGAACACCTAACACTACACTACCCTAACCTGAGAGTACTGATACTCTCAAAGACGCATCGTCAGGCTGAGAAAACATTAGATCTGATTGAAACTGACCTAACCCAAAACCCAAAAATACGTCGCGACTACGGGCCAGAATTACAAGATTATCGGCGGAAGGACAACATGTTATTTTTCAATCGTACGATAGCTCAACGTGACGCCACCATCGAAGCCGCAGGCTTGCTTGGAAGCGTCACAGGCTCACACTTCGACGTCATAATCGCGGATGACCTCATAGACGATGAATCCACAAGGACAAAACAGAGGATGGAGAATGTGCATCAATGGTTTCAGGGGACTGTTGAACCCCTCCTCGAACCGGATGGTCGGATGATCATCGTCGGAACAAGAAAACACTACAACGACCTCTACGGCCGACTCATCGACTCCAACGCATACACCGTGATCCACGACAAGGCCATACAAGATGATGGCACACCACTCTGGCCTGAACGCTGGCCCCTCCCCAAACTCGAGGAAAAAAAGAGGAAAATGGGGACGGTGATGTTCAACCGTGAATACCAGAACGACCCCACAGGACTCAGAGGACAACTCCTCAAAGAGGAATGGATCAGATACTATGAGGAAGCCCCTGACAACCTCAAGGTCTACCAGGGCTGGGACCTCGCCATCAGCCAGAAGGAAACAGCCGACTACACAGTCTGCACCACCATCGGTGTCACTGATGATGAGGATGTCTATGTCCTGGACTGGTACCGTGCACGGATCGACTTCCCCACCCAGGTCCGGATGGTCCAGGAGTTAGCGGCGAAGTGGGATCCAATCATGATAGGTGTGGAGGACGTGGCATATCAGCGTGCCCTCCCCCAGGAAGTCCTTAGGAGGAGGCGGCTACCCCTGAAGGCTGTGAGGCCGGATAAGGATAAGACGAGGAGGATCATCTCAGAGTTCGTCGCATTCGAAAATGGGAAGGTCTATCTCCCCAATCATCATCGTCACCTTAACAATTTCCTCGATGAGTACCTCCAATTCGACAGAGGAGAACATGATGACATGCTGGATAGCCTATGCATCGCCCTACAAGTTTCTTCACAAAAGATCGCAAAAATATACATCCCAAGAAGGGGGATCAGATGAAAAAAATAAAAATTTCATCACGAAACAAACTTGAACAATTTGTGCGGGAGTACCTCAAGGAACGTGGTAGTGCAACATCCCAAGAAATCGCAGAATACATCTACAAAAACAACCTCACAACCACAAGTTATATGCCAACAAAGATGGAGGTCGCATATAAACTGAAACGGGTAGGAGAAGAGGCAGGAGAAAAATGTGAGGACATTCCAAACCTCTGGCGAAGGAAACATGTAGTCTACAAATATCCAAAATCCGATGTGACACCATGATAAACTACCACCTCTCAATAAAATCATTAGAAAAATACCATGTAATCAAAACAGATGACATATCCCAAGCACAACAAGAACCAACCATAAGCTACGGTGAATACGTCGAACCCAAGATACACCCACTCATCCTACTCAGCCTACTTCAGGTAAACCCATACCATGCAAGCGCCTGCAGCATAAAAGCAAACGACATACTACGCACAGGCTACACAATCGAAAACGACAACGGCCGCGTTGACGAATTTATCCAGGCCTGTAAACCATCCTTTGAATTCATATTGCTACGAGCCCTCGAAGACCTCCAAGTTTTCAACTATTGCGCCCTAGAGGTTGTGCGCGACAGTACCGGTGAACCAGTACGACTTGAGTACATCCCAGCTCACACAATCCGCGTGCACAAGAACCTGACAAGGTACATGCACACATGGGACAACGTGAACATCACATACTTCAAAGACTATCGATATGATGGAGAAATAGACCCAGAAACAGGTGAAGACACCGAAGCCATCGGAGCCAACGAGATCATATTCATACACCTGCCAAATCCAATGTGCAGCTACTATGGTGTTCCACGGTATATCTCAGCGGCCCCAGCCATACTCTCAATGCAAAAAATTGACGAGTACAATTATGCCTTTTTCGATAATTTTACCATCCCATCATATGTGATCACGGTCACGGGAGAATTTGAGGATGAGGAAATTCTTGACAGCGAAGGAAATCCCACTGGAAAGACGGTTTTACAGGAATTGATCGAGGAAAACTTCAGCTACCTTCGTGAGAATCCACACACCCCACTCGTCCTCTCAGTCCCAGGGGGAGATTCAGTTGAAGTGAAATTCACCCCACTAAATACCACTCAGCAGGATGCGAGCTTCCAAAACTACCTTGATAGCAAGAAGTTGGATATCGCCGCGGCACACATGATAGACCCTTACAGGTTGGGAATATTTGAGACAGGGCCTCTCGGCGGAAACTTTGCCGAAGTAACAAGAAAAACATACCATGAAAGCGTGATAAGACCGCAACAAAACATTATCCAATCGATTTTAACCGATTTCTTCCAGGAAAAATTTGGCGCTGACATCATATTCAATTTCAAAGATGAAGTGCTGCTTGAATCCGAGGTCGTGCTAAACTATGTGAGACTGGTGGAGGCTGGTGTGATCACACCAGCTGAAGCGCGAAAACAACTATTCGGATGGGATGGTGGCCTGGACAGCTTCTACTTACCAGGACAATACATGCCATACTCCTCATCAAAAGAGATGAGCATGAAAACCAGGCCAACCAACCAAAATGATTACAAAAAGCTCCTGCAAAACGAATACAACTCCATGAGAAACCAAATCAAGAAAGTGATTAACTCTGATCTTCAAACAGATGAGAAAAAAAAGCAAATTGACATGATACTCACAGAATTCAAGAATATTGGTGAAATGAAGATACGTGAGGCATTGCCAAGTGCATATGAAACTGGCAGGCTAAAGAGTGGTATGCCAACTCTCATAGCATCATCACCTGCACAGGACAGGTATATTGAAATGCAGCTTACAGGTTTGAACGATTTTATCGAGAAAATACGATACTACCTCTACAAGGTTATTTTGAGTCAGGGGAGCTAGATATGGTGGATATTTCTAATCAACAATATAAAATTTCCCTAAAAGATTTCAAAGACATGATAGAACGTGTGAATAAATTCATTTTAAAAAAGAAAAGAGAACCAGCAATAGTATACGTCAATCCAAACAACTCAACCTTTTATGTAAACTATCAACGCTTCAATGATATGTTACAACGCTATAAAAAATTCATACGAGAAAATAATAGAGAACCAAACTATATCTCAGTACTCCCCCCAACAACCTCAACCTCAAAAAATCTGGGATTCTGGATTCGGGGATCAGACACAAAAAATATTGATTTATCAAAACTGAAATCTGTGGCATGCACTGACATTTTCCTTGGCGAAACTGCATTCAACTCAAATCTCATCGGAAATGTGATTCAGAAGGCGAAAAAACAAGGAATAAGAGTGCACGGCTGGATCATCTGTCTCAAGAAAAATGGTGATTGGTATTCACCAACTGACACATCAAATTTTAATCGTGTTAATAATTTGGCGTCGAAGATGGTTAATCTTGGTTGTAGTGGGATTCATCTCGATTATATCAGATATCCTGGCACCGCATACAAATACAAAGACGCCTCAACACTCATTGAAAATTTCATTATCGACATACACAAAAACGTTAAAACCATTCATGGGGATGTGATCTTGTCTGCAGCTGTCATGCCAGAGATGGAAGCAAACGCATACTACTACGGACAAGATTACACCAAAATGGGAAAATGGCTTGATATAATAATCCCAATGGCATACAAAGGCAACTACCGTGAAAACACCCAATGGGTCGGCAAAGTCGTGAAATATATCATAGAAAAAAGTGGAAAGCCTGTGTGGGCCGGACTACAAACCTACAGATCAGATGATGATCCCACACCAATCCCAGAATCAGAACTAAGAGAAGACATGCAAATGGTATATTCCAATGGCGGTTCTGGTTGCGTGCTATTCAGATACGGCCTAACAGACCCCAAACTTCAGGTGAAGGATAATGGATCTTGACATGGACAAACTTGACCGCATCTACGATGACATGCTCGACGAACTACAAATGATGGACCTCCTGCAAAAAAAGAAGATAGACTATGAAATCTTCGCAGAAGACTACTACAACCTCCCCAAAAAAGATTTCATGATCAAATATAATCTCACAGAAAAAGAATACCAAAAAATACAAGACGTGCTCGAATCAGAAGAAGAACCAGACTGGACTCCCGAAAACACCGAAAAGAAAATGGATTTGTTCTGGTTATGGATGACAGCGGGAATGGCCTTCATCTTCACACAACTTGAAAGGGAATCCGAAAAAACAGTATATGGAGAAAACGGTATAAAATATTTGAATTGGCGGACGATGGGTGATGATAGGGTCTGTGAAATATGCCTCGAATACGAAGCACAGAGCCCATTCCCCATTGACGAATTCCCAGATCCTCCACATGTTGGTTGTAGGTGCTGGCCTGAACCAGCAGATGAAGAAGGCAACACGATCACAAACCTCACAGAAGAGGAATATTGGCAAATGCGTGAAATAGAATCACTATTCGAATAAAATTTCTTTTTGATCATATTTTTTTTGTTAATACCCCCCCAATTTGGGGGAGGATTTTTTTTGGAGGTGAAAAAAAGATGGCAATACAATTAAATCAGAAAGCCTACCAGCATGCCAGAGAACTCATAGAAAACGGCCAAATCACAGAAGACACATGGGAAGCGCCAACACTTCAAGATTTCAACGACAACATAGAAGAATACGCATTGTATCATCTTGGCAAAGACCCGAATGGAGACCCGGCGAATGCAGGAACATACAGCTACCCCTACGGAAAAAATGGGAAAGTCTATGTCAGGGCCTTGAGAGCGATTAGAGCAGCTGCTGCAGGGGCCAGAGGAGCCACACCAAACAAGGAGATCTATGATGCGGCAGGGAGGCTGATGGAAATGCTACCAGAATCTACTAGTAAGAGTATAAAGCAGGATAATATGATACTCAAAGTTGACAAGTTCAAGCGTATCGTAACAGCACCAGCACTCGTCCCCTACGAGAAGGATGCTGATGGTGACATCGTCACACCAGAACAGATAGAAGCAGTCTCATACAAATTCCTCACAGACTACAAGAACATAGATATTATGCACACGTTCCGCAAAGTAGCAGAACCAGTCGAATCCTGGATCCTGAGAGAACCGATGACAATCAAAGAAAAAGGAGTGGAACTGCCAGCGGGAACATGGATGCTATCAGCAAAAATCAAAGACGATAGTGTGTGGGATGGCATCCTGAAAGGAGAATATACAGGATTCAGCATCGCAGCTGTGCCGGTCGCGACAAAATCATCCAAGCGAACAACATTGAGAGATCTCGGATGGCCATGGGACGTTGTCACGGTAAGCATCGTAGACAGGCCAGCCGTTCCAAAGGCCAAATTTGTCGCAATTAAACGAGAGGAGGATGATGAATCTATCCTATACAAAATATTCAAAATTTTAGAAAAGAAATTCAAAGGTGATAAAATGGTAAAATCTAATGGGGCTACAGAGCCTCAAACAACAAAACAAGACCAACAAAACCAACAAGACCAACAAGACCAACAAGATCAGTCAATCACAGAAGCTATTCAAGCACTACAAAATGAAATAGAAGCAATAAAAGAGGAAATAGAAGCAATAAAAACCGAAATAGAAAACCTCAAAAGTGAAAAAGAAACACCACCTGAACCAAAAACACAGAAAGCCCAAGCGATCAAAGGACAAGTCGGAACAACACAAAAATCAAATAATGATCTCTACAAAGAAATCGGGGTCGACAGATTCGGCAGACCCCTCAACAACTAATACTTCTTTTTTGGAGGTGTATACCATGAAAGACCTATATGAACTTCAAAATTACCCCTTCACCATCGTACCGAAGGGGATAGACGTACCCGACCTTGGAAAAGGCGTGCTATCAGTCCAAAGATTCGGACAATTCGTCCGAGAAGTCCGCGAAGCTTCAACAATCATCGCCGAAGCCAGAAACCTAAACGCACTACAATCCTACGAAGTCGACATCTCAAGAATCGGTATGAGCGTCGAACTCGAACCTGGCCGCGACGCAAGCGGAAAAAAAGTTGCCCCAACCGACGACACAGTAGACGTCAAAACAAACACACTAGAAATGAAAGAACTGATCACAAAAATCGGTATAGAGGATGAGACACTCGAAGACAACATTGAAAGAAACCAATTCGAACAAACCATCACATCCCTACTCGGTCAAGGCGTAAGCTACGACCTCGAATGCTACTTCCTACACAGTGACACAAGCCTCACCAGCGGCAGAGACCTCTACAAAATCAACGACGGCTGGATGAAACTCGCAGCCAAAAAAATCACAGAAGCAGAAGCAGATCCAAAGGCAGAGGATTGGCCGCTCAACCTCTTCGACGCGATGATAGACGCCATACCCAACCGATACAAACAAAAACTCCCACAAATGAAATTCTACGTCTCATACAATATCCTCAAAGACTACAGAGACTATCTGAAGACTCGCGAAACCGGTCTGGGTGACCAAGCCATCACACAAGGCCAAAACATCACATATGAAGGCCTACCAGTACAGTACGTTCCTGCCCTGGATGCCCTGGCTGATGGAAAGCTCAGAGCACTCTTCACAGTCCCCACAAACCTCGTCTACGGGTTCTGGAGGAACATCCGCGTTGAGCCCAAACGGGACCCTGAAATGCGCCGCACAGATTACATAGTCAGCCTCAGAGCAGACTGCCACTATGAGGATGAAGAAGGTGCCGTCTCTGCTGTCATTGCAACAAGCTAATTGGGAGATGTTATCATGGTCTCTAACCTAAGAGATGTGCTAAGGAGTAGGAGGGGTCGGTGGAGAGCTCTCCTCGACTACATCTCCACACAAGGTGGTGGTGGGGGTGAACTCAGTGATGGTTCGGTCACTACAGCGAAGATTGCAGACGGCGCCGTAACAACCGACAAAATAGCAGATGGTGCAGTGACTGCTGATAAGATCGAGAATGGTACAATAACATACGACAAAATAAAGATTGATAGATTTGCTATCACATTAATAAACAATGAAACGACAGGATCAGTCATCCTCCCCCCTTATTATGAACCTCCTCTCGAGCCCGTCGTCATCTCATGCATTCCTCTTGAGGGGAACACTGGGTACGTTAAGAACTATGGCTTAGATCTAATAATGGACGATGGAAAAGAGACATGGAAAGTTGATATTGAGGTTTCGCAAGCACCTGGCCAAAATCAAACGGCAGTTTATCAGGTCGTCCTCATGTTCTTCATTGACGAAAATTTATGAGGAATTGGAAGACATACAAATAGAACTACAACGAGAGCTCACAGACCAAGAAAAACTACTCGTACAAAAAAATCAATGAATACACAGCCAGAGCAGAAAAGATAAACCCAACCGCATCCACGAAACATTTTTGCCCTTTTTTTGGAAGGTGATAAGAAATGGACAGAGAACTCCGAAAATAACTAAAAACTGAACCATAATAATTAGGAGGTGAAGAAAATGAGAGTACAAATACCTAACACCTACAACGATCAACTAATAACCGCAATACAAGATGATATAGATGAAGAGGCTACAATTAAAAAAAGGAACTATCTATATGCTATCAAAAATGCCACAAGCTTTGAAATCGATATTAGTGGAACCACCCCACTATTACTTATTAAAAGCGAAGCCACTGGAGAACTCACCTACCCGTTTGTAGGAAAAGGAAAAGATGCCATTCAAAGCATACTCAATAATATAATGGAAGAGGGGAAGGATTAAACATGTCTGAATTCTCAAACTACTACGAAAATAAGATAATAGATCATATGCTAAGAGGACAAAGCTTCACACCACCAACCACAATCTACCTCGCACTATTCATAAGCCCAGTGACAGATAGCGAACTTGAACAAGGAACCCTAACCCACGAGGTCAGCGGTAATGGATACGCACGACAACCCATCACATTAACCACAGCATCAAATGGACAAGCAGAGAATGCTGAGAATATCGAATTTCCAGCCGCTACAGGGGATTGGGGTACTGTAACACATGTAGCAATAATGGACGCCCAAACAGGGGGTAACGTGTTAATGTACAGCGCCATAGACACCCCAAAAACAGTAGGAACAAATGACATATTTCGAGTTAACGCTGGAGATCTCAAAGTAACAGTAGATTAAACAATATGGGGAGAATCCATTGGTAAACTACCAATATGAGAGAACCATAGGCCCATTCAATTATAATCCGGCTACTGCTCTCTCATTTTATCCCACAGACAGTCATCCAACTTGGTTACTAATAGGGCAAGGTGCAGATTTTCCGGGTAACTATTACGTGTATGATGTAAGTAACGGGTCACAAGTACGAACAATATACTACAACAATCGTCAGAGAGGGGCAAATTGGAGTCCAGATGGGCAATATCTTGTCATTGGTGCACAGAATAGGATATATCTAGTTCGTACTAGTGACTGGTCTGTCATCACATCATGGACCACTTCATATGATGCCTTCCCTATATTCCACCCTAAGTATAATTTCATCATCTCAAGCCATTACAATGGTGTGCTAAAAGCTTACAATTTCAGCGGGAGCCAAGTGAAGGATTTTGGGATATCTGATGGTAATATAGGGTGGCCTCCATATCCCAGCGTCTCTCAGAATGGAAAATACTTGTCATTTGCAACAAGTTCGAAAATATATGTTTGGAACATCGACAATTCAGACCCCAATGCTTGGAGTCTTGTCCAAGAAACATCAAATCCTGCCGGCGCTGCCCCGGTAGCGGCGAGTCGCTTTGGATATTGTTTGAATGATCGATATTATCTCCTCCCAGTTAGTAACAAACTATATGTGTTCACAGTTGGATCTGATGGTAGCATCACATATCAAAGCACAAAAACATATTCAGTGAATTGCGTAAGAATCACATCTCACCCTATATCTGATCTGGTTTCTGCAACCTTTAAAAACAGTACCGCGAGAATTTACGATCAGAATCTTAATGAGGTGCAAACCATCACACAATCTGGTGAGGGTTCGTGTAGTGATTTTTCTTATGCGAACAGCACATATTTCGCAGTGTCATTCGACAACAAATATGTTTACATCTATAAAAAAACAGATCTGCTCGGATCAGCTACTATTTCAGGAAAAGGTTCATTATCATCTAGCGTGGGATTGTTGTATTCTCTCATGGGTGAGTTACGTGGAGAAGGTTCACTATCATCTAGCGTGGGATTGTTGTATTCTCTCATGGGTGAGTTACGTGGAGAAGGTTCACTATCATCATTATGCACATGTCTACATTTCAGGATACTAACTCTTAGATCCAAATTTTTAAGAG